TAAATGCATGATAAAAGATAAAATTATATATCATTTGGATTATTCAAGATGGTATTGCAAGTATTACGAAGTAGACGAGTGAACTACCCCCGACTGAAGTCGGAGGCTTCCAAAGCCTAAGTTCACCAGACTCAGTATAGAGAAATTTATACTACGATAGAATAGTTATGACACCCTTGGTTGACGCATCAGACCATTGCTCTGTCGTATATCATTAAGTAGAGATAAGGGTAAGGCTCGGTGTGATATACATATAAGCTATTTTATTATTGTCGAGATGAGGACGGATTCTATACATGGTAATAGTGTATAGATACGCACAACCTGCTTTAAGCAGAGTATTTATCCGAAAGGATTTGATTATTTTATGGTATATGTAATCAACTACGATGGGAAACCATTGATGCCTTGCAAACCAGTAATAGCAAGATTATTATTAAAAGATGGTAAAGCAAAGTGCATAAGAAGAACTCCATTTACAATTAAATTATTATATCAAACTACAGACTACACACAAGATTTAACTTTAGGAATTGATACAGGTAGTGGCAAAATAGGCAGTGCAGTAGTAAATGACGAAAATGAAGTATTTTACATGTCAGAAATAGAAATTAGAAATGATATATCTGACAAAATGGATAAAAGAGCCAAATATAGAAGAACTAGAAGAAACAGAAAAACTAGATACAGAAAACCTAGGTTTAATAATAGAAAAAATAGTATTAAAAAAGATAGGTTTTCTCCTACAATGACAAGTAAAATTAATTCACATTTAAAAGAAATTGAATTTGTAAAATCAATATTGCCTATTAAAAACATAATAATAGAAACGGCAACATTTGACCCACATGCTTTAAAAAATCCAGCAGTATTAAATAACAAGTGGCTTTACCAAAAAGGAACTAATTATGGATTTGCTAATACTAAAGCATATGTGCTAAGTAGAGATGGTTATACCTGCCAACATTGTAAAGGAAAAAGTAAAGATAATAGATTAGAAGTGCATCATATAATCTTTAGAAAGAATGGCGGTTCAGATGATGCAGAAAATTTAATTGTACTTTGTAAAACCTGTCATGATAGTTTGCATAAAGGAAAAATTAAATTAAAGAAAAATGGCAAAATTAAAGGACAATTAAAACACGCAACACAAATGAATAGTATAAGGCAACAATTATTAAAAATATTGCCAGACGCAAAAGAAACTTTTGGATTTATTACTAAAGAGCACAGATATTTAATGGGATTGCCAAAAGAACATTACTGTGATGCTATAGCCATTGCTTGTTTAAACAACATTGAAGATACAGGACTAATTGATGTAAGTTTTAAAACTGAAGAAGTAGTATTGAAAAAGTGTATTTCTAAAGGCGACTATCAACAGACAAAAGGAGTAAGAAGCCATCAAAAGATACCTACAGGCAAAATAGAAGGATTTAGGAAATTTGATAAGGTAAGATATCTGGGTGATGAATATTTCATTAAAGGTAGAATGTCTACAGGTTACGCTGTTCTTATGGACATAGATGGCGATAAAATAGATTTTAGTAATGCACCTAGAGGTATGAAGACACCGAAAATGTCTAATATGCAAAGAATCAGTGCAAGAAAATCATGGATTATATGCGAACAGAATAGAGCCAATTCATCTCATGACTAAAGTCACGAGTGTTCTTTGCACAATATATAAAAAATATTAAAGGAGATGTATTTATTTTGAAGAACACAATTTATCGTAGGATTTGGGAAAACGTTCACAAGAAACCGTATGATACAGAAGGTACTATGGATATTACCAAAATCAAAATTCCACATTACTATTTCACAACAGAACCGCATGATGAAAAAGTTAAGAAGTATTATGGTTATTATCTTAAGCACAAGCATCTCGACAAGGCAATTACTGTACAGAATGTTAAGAACAATTGCGGCTATGATTGTATTCTTAGAAATGGGTACATTCGATTCTTGATTGCTTACAATGAATTTGTTACATATAAAGAAGATAACAATATTACGAATAATAGTCTTGTACCTAATAGACTGAGATTTGTACCAATAAAATATGTAAAGGAGAAACAGTAATTAATTGTTAAATAAAATGAAATTATTGAATCAAGTAATTCTTAAAATTATAGGAGTAAGTGCAATTATAGATGGTATTTTAGAAATTGTTACTCATGCGATTATTAATCCAATAGCATATGGAATTGGAGTTATTGCAATTGGAATTATATTTTTAATGGCAAAGGTCACTAAAGAATAAGGGAGTGAATTATGGACGATAAAATATTAGAAATTCAATACATTGTTAAACAAATGAAGAAGGGAAGAATCTCAAATGAATTATTTCAACGTTTAATTATGTTAGAAACTGAAACAGGATATACACCGTCAAATGAACTGAATGTACATGGAGATGATGATAGATATGAATAAAACATTGAAAAGTATTGATTTGGTTGTGAAAATTGTGAAGCAATAACTATTGACTCAAAATATATTGGAAACTGGAATATAGAAAATATTACAGAGTCATTATATGGTAATTTACAAGAAATATTAAACATGACAATATGTGATAATTTTGAAATAGCATTAAATAGAAATGGGAATAAAGAAAATCACATTGTATCAACAGATAATTATGAACGTATTTTAACATATAAAGATATTACAAGTATTGTATTGAATTATACCAATGGTTCTTCTAATAGGATTTATTTACCTTGGGAAGATGATGCTAAAGAATACAATGGTTATATGATTTGCAAGAAAAATAAATTTGGAGACTTATTTATTAAAGATAAAAAATCAAAATGGGATGATGAAAGTATTAATAATGCGGATTCTTTAGCTTATTTTCTTGAATGGGATAACGATTCCAAAAAGGGGTGACAAAAATAAAGTATATACCATTCCCAAATAAAAAATATAAAACAATTTATGCTGATCCTCCGTGGATGGAAGTAGGAGGAGGTAAAATTAAACGAGGAGCAAATGCTCATTATCCATTAATGAAAACAAAAGATATTATAAAATTACCTGTACAAAATATATGTGAAGATAATTGTCATTTATATTTATGGACAACAAATAATTTTTTACCAAAAGCTCTTGAAGTTATGAAAGCATGGGGATTTACATACAAAACAATGATAACATGGGGTAAAGATAAATTTGGATTAGGGCAATATTTTAGAGGGCAAACTGAACATTGTTTATTTGGAGTTAAAGGTCATTTACAACATGGTGCGGAAAGCCCACTCCTTTAGGTGTGGGATGGATAGCACTTTAAAATAATATAAAATATTGTGTATATAATACTTGACAACATACACATTGTTTGATATAATATAAATATGGAAAATAATTATAGACATACTGAAACAACAGTATCATTAATCAATTATCATTTTGTATTTTGCCCTCGTTATAGGAGAAAAATATTTCTTATCCCTAATGTAGAACAACGATTTAAAGCATTAGTTAATGAAAAATGTAAGGAGTTAGATATTAACATTATTGCATTAGAATGTGATAAAGACCATACTCATATGTTTTTAAATTGTTTATCTACACAAAGTCCTTCTGATATTATGCAAAATATTAAAGGATATACCAGTAAGGTGTTAAGAGAAGAATTTGAAGTATTATCTAAAATGCCAAGTTTATGGACACGAAGTTATTTTGTATCAACTGCTGGTAATGTATGTAGTGAAACTATTAAAAAATATGTAGAAAATCAAAAATCAAGATATTAGAAAAGAGGTGAATATTCATTGAGTAATTTTGTGGTACAATTCCCTTTAAAAACTGAAATATATCAAGATGACATTCTTAACAAGCGTTTTGAAATTGGTAGAAAAATCTATAATGCTTTAGTCAATGTAACTTTAAAACGTTATAATGAAATGATCAAAACTAAAATATATCGTTCTATTAAATCTGAATTAGCTGAAATTTATAAGTCAGAAGATAAATCTAAATTAAAACGTAAAAAAGAATTATGTAATCAGCTAAATGATTTGTATAAACAATATAAGCTCAATGAATATGCTTTTTGTAATGATGTTAAATTAATGCAACATCATTTTAAAGATAATATTGATGCCTTTACTTCTCAGAAGATTTGCACTCAATTGTGGAATGCATATGAAAAATTATTATTTGGTAATGGTGAAAAGATTTGTTTTAAAAGATATGGTGAATTCAATTCTTTTGAGGGTAAGTCAAATAAGACAGGTATTAAATTCAAAAATGATATATTATATTGGAATGGCTTAATTATACCAACAATTATTAATTATAGTAATCCATATGAATACCAAACTATGCAAAATGAAATTGCTTATTGTCGCATAGTTAGAAAATATGTACGTAATAAATATAAATTTTACTTACAAATTGTATTTAAAGGTATTCCACCTATTAAGATTGATAAAGATACTGGTGAAATTAAGCATCTATTAGGCAATGGCAATGTTGGGTTAGATATAGGTACTCAAACATTAGCTATATCAAGTCAATCAGATGTTAAACTAATTGAATTAGCTGATAAAGTACAGAATATTGAAAATCAAAAACGATTATTACTTAGAAAACTTGATCGCAGTAGACGTTCAATTAATCCAAATAATTATAACGAAGATAGTACGATTAAGAAACAAGGAAATAAAAAAGTTGTTTGGATTAAATCTAATCACTATATTAAAATTCAGAATCGACTTAAAGAATTATATCGTAAACAAGCAGATGTAAGAAAGTTACAACATGAATGTTTAGCAAATTATATTTTATCGTTAGGCGATAATATTTATGTTGAAACTATGAATTATGCTGGATTACAGAAACGTGCTGTTAAAACAGAAAAGAATGATAAAGGTAAATTTAAAAAGAAGAAAAAATTTGGCAAGTCATTGGCAAATAAAGCACCAAGTATGTTGTTGGCTATTATTGATAGAAAACTAAATTATTACGGTAAGCAATTAAATAAGATAAATACTTATAGCGTTAAAGCAAGTCAATACAATCATTTAACTGATACTTATAATAAGAAAGAATTATCAGAAAGATGGAATAATTTTGATGGATTAAAAATCCAAAGAGATTTATATAGCGCTTTTCTTATAATGAATGTTAATGAAGATTTAAAAAGTATTAATAGACAACAGTGTTTTAATACTTTTGATGATTTTGTTAAATTACATGATATTGAAATTGAAAGATTAAGAAATAGTAAAGTTAAAACAATAGCAAGTATGGGAATTTAAATAATAAATAAAAGGTTTTGAAACGAGCCTAATGCTATCGTTAATGGGTTCAATAGAATCTTTGGTAGTGAAAGTCTTGATGAAACAAATTAGTGTATATATAGTTTCGACTTATATAAGAAGTTTGTGTAATTAAGAACCCCACTGGCTTTAGCCGTGGGAGTCTCAGC